TTCTATGGGCGCTATGGACGGTCTATCTAGTGAAGATGTCAAGAAGTATATCCGTTATATTGCTGACAGGCGTCTTATATCTCTTGGTCTTAAAGGTATTTTTAAAGTAAAACGTAACCCACTACCATGGGTTGAGGAAATGATTAACGCACCAACACACACTAACTTCTTTGAAAACAGAGCAACTGATTATGCTAAAGGCGCATTATCAGGAGATTGGGGTGATGTTTGGGCTAACTAAAAGGAAATCAAATGACAACAAAAACAATAACAGCAGAATGTCATAGTTGTGAATCTAGTTACGACATAGTTTATATGGAAGAATTAGTATCTGAAAATTATCCAGAGATTTGCCCATTTTGTGGTGAACACATTGAAGAACTGTCCGAAGAAGAATATATAGAGGATGATGAACTCAATGATGATGAAAAATGGGACAACTAAATTGGTTATACAATGATACAGATTTTACAGAAGATTTAATTGGTGAAAATTATGGATTTGTTTACCGGATTACCAACATGGTAGACGGTAGACAATATATTGGTAAAAAATTCTTTTACACATCCAAAACAAAACAGGTCAAAGGTAAGAAGAAACGTTTCAAAGTTTCCTCGGACTGGCAAACTTATCACGGTTCTAGTGACATTTTACAAAAAGATGTTATAATACATGGCCAAGATAAGTTCAAGAGAGAAATCCTCCACTTATGCAAGAGCAAAGGTGAGTGTGGTTATCTTGAAGCAAAAGAACAGTTTGTAAATGGTGTGTTAGAAAGTGACAAGTATTACAATAGCTGGATTATGGTTAGAGTGAGAAAGTCACATATTAAAGGATTACAATGTTAGCGTATTTTAAAGACATGACAGACTTTGATGTTTTGTTTTGGTTACCAACAGACAAAGAAGATGTGATGAAAGTTGAGAGTTGTAGGTATAAAATACCAGGTGAACAAATTGGTGGTAGCAAATTAGGTCCAGAATATCACATTGTAGTATTTAAGTTTGATAATAAGACTGGAACTTATGAACATGATAGTTGGGATGCCATACTGTCGGATCCTAGAGTTTATGTTTCTGGATTAATTCCACAATCATGGTATGGGTTTGTGGCCAGAAAAACCACAGAATCCCAAGAATTTGTTGATGACATACTTGCCAAGATTAAAGATATCTGATATAATGTCACTTTATTGAAACTATTGAAAGTTTATTATGATTCTCGTTGACCTTAACCAGGTTTTGTTGGCTGGGCTCATGGCACAAATTGCCAATGCAAAAAATGTGAAGTTGGAAGAAAGTCTTATTAGACATATGATCCTGAACATCATCAGGAGTCACCTAAAGAACTTCCGCAAAGAATATGGCGAAGTTGTGTTGTGTTCTGACAACCGTAAGTACTGGCGCAAGGAGTTCTTTCCTTTCTACAAAGCCGGTCGTAAAAAATCACGTAAAAATTCAGACCTTGATTGGCATCTCATCTTTGATATGTTGGCCAAGTTTAAGGTTGAACTCAAAGAAAATTTCCCATACAAAGTAATTGATGTTGAAGGTGCAGAAGCTGATGATATTATTGGCACTCTTGTACCTCGCCACATCATGAATGAAAACATCCTGATTATTTCAAGTGATGGTGATTTCTTACAGTTGCAAATGTATAATGGTCGTAGTAAATACTCCGTTAAACAATATAACCCTACACAAAAGAAATTCCTCATTTCGGAAAATCCATTGGATGAATTGAAGCAAAAGATTATCACCGGTGATAAAGGTGATGGTATTCCAAACATTCTTTCTCCAAGTGATACCTTTGTCCGTGAAATTCGCCAAAAGGTGATGACGGAGGCTAAACTTACCAAATTCATGTCGGAACACTATACCGAATATGATGAAAATTCTAAGATTGGTTTTACAAGGAACCAAACATTGATTGACCTGCGTAATATACCAGGTGAAATACAAAGTGAAATTATAAATAACTATGAAGAAACTGTCCCAGTTAAAGGAAAATTACTGGATTATTTTATTGCAAATAAATTATTCAACCTAATGGAAGTAATTGAGGAATTCTAATGAAAAGAATATTTGAAGTATTTGATGAGTTTGAAGAAGCATCAAGCAAACAAGAGAGAATGAATGTGATTGAAAGAAATTTATCACCTACTCTTATTAAAGTATTGGAGATGGCTTATCATCCACACATACAATGGAAAGTAAAAGAACTTCCACACAACTATAGATTACCTACTGATACATTGCCAGGAATCACTTATGATAGTTTAGATGCAATTCTACGGCGTTTATATGTCTTTAGTGAAGGTAATATAACTGCTGAAAAAATAACTGTGAAAAGACGAGAAGAATTGTTGGCACAAATTTTAGATTCTATTGAACCCCGTGAAGTAGAAGTTATTGTTGGTATTTTCCAAAAAGATTTAGGTGTTAAAGGTCTTGATTATAAATTTATCAAAGAAGCCTTTCCCAATATGTTACCGTAAAACCATAGGAGTAGTAAGTGTCAAAGTTTGTTGCTAAGTTTCGTAAAAATGATTACGATGATGATTTTTCACCAAAACGCAATCGCCGTAGAGATGAAAAAGCAGAAAAAAGAAAAATAAAGCATAATTATGAAGATTATGATTATGGTAATGGTTATGAATCTTCAAAAAGAAGCAATAAAGTAAGAAAAAGTTACTAATGTTGTAATCCTGCAACACCGCTTGACATTTGAACGAAAAAAGAGTATACTTATCATTCGTTTGGAGTAATATTATGATGTTTCATGTGAATCTACGCAAGTCAAAGCAAAAAAATGTGACAAAAGCCGCTCGTGAGCAATATGAGCAGTGGTTGGCTTCGCACCAAAAACACATAATCAAAAAACTACATACTCCAAGCACCAAATTATCAGTATATTCTTTGTCTGCGCCTCCGGGTCGTGAGACAAAGCACTATCCGTCATTGGACACGGGCTTAGCTAACGCTAGTAAAGCGGAACCTAAGATTTATACAGGTACAAAAGTTATAGGAATTGCAACAATGCACAAATCAAACGCTGTACCCGTGTTTAACAGCGAGCAAGCTGTAGAAATTTCAAGTATGAGGCGATAAAATGAGCAAGGAATTAAAATTTGTTATTGAACTAAAGCGTCCGGTTTGCCGGACACCCATTAAACCTGTGCAAAAACACAAAATTGACACAAAATTCAGCCGGAAAAGTAAACATCCACTGAAAAAATCACTGGAGAATTACAAATGACACAAATTGATGAACAAATAGTACCGGCAGATTTAGTGTGTGATAGTCTTGAGCCTTGGCAACGTCTGGAAAATGTTATGAAAATCTGGGCTGCACAAACCGGACATGATAATGACCAAGATTGGTATAAAAGAATGAAGGAATACTATGAATAAAGTATACAATTACGAAGAATTGTTTCAGGATATTCCTGGAGACCCTGATAATTTTCTTTTCACTATTCCTCCGGAGATGTTGGAAGAAACCGGATGGAAAACCGGTGATACCTTAAATATCTCCACGGAGAACGGAGCAATAGTGTTGTCAAAAAAAGACACAACCGTAACATAAATTTGACAATCTAACATTGCTATGTTACAATACATTATATTGTTAAGGAAGTAAAATGGAATTAATTGACTCAAAATCCCTCTTGGCCAAACTGATGGCCACCGAAAATCTGACCATTGAACACCGTAATGTTCGCACAGCATCCTTTGATGTTAAGAATCGTGTTTTGGTTATCCCCACATTAGATAAAAATTTATCGGCTGCATTATACGACCTTTTTACAGGTCACGAAGTTGGCCATGCTCTCTACACTCCAATGGCAGGAATGCTTGAGGCAAAAAGACAAAAAGTTAACAAAGATATTGCCAACGTGGTTGAAGATTGCCGCATTGAACGCAAAATCAAAAACAAATATCCTGGTTTGAGATTACCTTTCCTCAAAGCGTACCAAGAACTGGTTGAAAAGAATTTCTTTGCTACTAAAGGCAAAAATCTAAACCTTATGAATTTCTTGGACCGTCTTAACCTTTACACAAAAGGTGGCGTATCCTTGGGAATTAAATTTGATGATGTTGAACGTGGTCTGGTGAATGATGTTGAAGCAACAGAAACCTATGATGACGTTATTGAAGTTTCTAAACGAATTGCAAAATATATGCAAGAACAGTTAGAACAACAAAAAGCCAAAGACAAAGAAAAGTCACTTGAAGAAAATGAAGATGATGACGATGATTTTGATTATGAAGATGAATTTGAAGAAGTAGATGCCGATGAAGATTCACAATCAAAACCTAATTCTTCCATTGAAAGTGGTGATAGTGAAGATTCTGATAATGATGATGACACTGGTTTTGGTGATTTGGACATTGATGATGAAAACCTGGAAGATTCACAAAGTGATCCAGAAATTCGTTCATTCACTGATGAAGCATTCCGTGAGAATGAAAGTAAGCTGTTTGAATTCGGTGAAGATTATATGTATGCCAATATTCCAAAGATGGATATTGAAAAAGCAATCTATGACTACAAGGCTCTGTGGAAGCGTTATAAAAATGAAGAAGTAGATTATCTTTCCACAATGCCGGAAGTATATTTACAGATTCGCCGTGAATCAAATAAAGTAGTTTCTTACCTTGTCAAAGAATTTGAAATGCGTAAGAATGCCGACCAACTGAAACGAACCAGCACCGCAAAAACTGGTGACCTTGATATGAAGAAACTTTTCTCATATGGTTTCAGTGAAGATATCTTTAAGAAAGTTACAGTTGTTCCTGGTGGTAAATCTCACGGACTTGTTTTGTTCTTAGATTGGTCTGGCTCAATGGCCGAACACATTGGCAATACTATGAAGCAATTGCTTAACCTTACATTCTTTTGTAAGAAAGTAAATATTCCTTTTGAGGTTTATACATTTGTTGAGGACATTGGTTCGGAATTGAATTATTACACCAAACCTAAAAAAGGTGATTTGGTTGCCAAGAAATTTGGTCTATGTAATATTCTTTCAAGTAGAATGTCGGCTGCAGAATTCACTTATGCTGGTTCTGCTCTTGTTGCTATGTGTGGTTGTGGTCCGAATGGTAGAAAAACCAGAACACCATACTGGATGTCTATGTCTGGTACTCCATTGAATGAAGCAGTTATTGCTGCCATGGAAATTGTTCCGCACTTCCAAAAGAAATACAAATTACAAATTGTTAATACTGTATTTCTGACAGACGGTGAAGGTACTCCAATCTATGAAGTGTATGCAAATGATTCTGGTGATACTGAGTTTACAGGAAGATACAACAAAAAAACTCTTGTGCTTCGTGACCCAGTTACCAGAGAACAAGAGATATTGAAACCAAATGCAGTTTCATTTAATCAAACAAGTGCTTTGATTCGTTTGTTGAAGAAACGCACAAATTCAAACATCGTTGGATTCTATGTGCTGAATGTCAGAGAACTGAATAGTTCAGCTGGCAATCTATTCTTTCCAGATCCTGCTGAAAGATATAAAGTCAAAGAACAATTCCGAAAAGATAAATTCTTTGTGGTTCAAAACACTGGATTTGATGAGTACTATTTGCTCCGGTCAAGCGGCCTAGATACCGAAGATGATGCAACCTTTGAGGTTAAAGATAATGCCACTAAACGTGGTATCGTTTCCGCATTTACTAAGTATGCAGGTAACCGAATTAACAATCGTGTTATACTGAACCGTTTTATCAATTTGATTACATAGGAGAGCAAATGAGCAACATATATTCAGAGTATGTCAATTCAAACAAAAAAGCCACAGTAACTAAGATGCAAAATTCTGGTTTCGACCAGATGTTTCAGAAATGGGAAGTTACTTTATACATTGAAGGTCGGATGATTCAAAAAATCACCACACACAATGAAGAAAGAGCCGAAAACATTGCTGAAGATTTTGTACAGAATGAAAATGGTGGTGCTTCATCACTATTGAGTGAGTATGTCTAAACCTAAAAGGACCGAAGATGAACAGGCCGCCATGGATGTTTATGATGACCTTTTAGACAGATGCAAAAATGTAAGAGAATATAAAGTCTCTTGCTACTTAGACGAAGCTTGGGTTCCCGCAGGTCCAATGCCTTTTGATATTCTTATCAGAAATGGTCTTGTGACTTGTAGGGTTTTGGCGGAAAGTAAATTAGAGGCAGCATTAATGATTGCCAATGAGTTACCTGTTATTATGTTTGTTGATAATGATGATTGATATGGATAAAAAGACTAAAGAGATTTTTTGTATTACACAGGAAGAATGTGCTGAGGTTACACAAGCCATTTCTAAAGTGTTTAGGTTTGGATTTGAGTCGGTACATCCTGTTACCAATAAAAGTAATATGGAAAGTTTAGAAGAAGAAGTCGGTGACCTCTTAGCAATGATTGACATTTTAGTGGAGAAGTGTATAATCTCTGATTCTAATGTGAATGCAGCCAGAATTGCAAAGAAAGAAAAATTGAAAATTTGGTCTAGTATCTATGAGTGACAGTGAAGCATTAGCAATCTATGAGGACATGAAACGGATTTACCGAGACTTACCGGATCCTGACCACGAACCCATACGATTCAAATATTATTATATGTTATACAAACAATACCATGGAGTGAAGTGATGGCAATTATTAATGATTATGATACAATTGGTAGTAGAATGAATGTTCATGTTTCTGGTGCTGGTGGTGCTGGTAATCCAGGAACTTTTGGTGCCACTGGAACCACTGGAATAATTGGTACTATTGGTACCAATGGATCCATTAATGGAGGAACTGGTGCATCTTGGATGTGGCAAGATTCTTCAACACAACCACCAATGCGTTATGAACATCCCATACAAGGTCAGATGTTTATGGTAAGTTTTACTGCATCTGATAAACTTATGTTTGATACACCTGAAGATGTATGGAAACAAGAAGTTAAAAAACGATTGGCTATGGATTTAGCAGAGAAAATGTTGGAAGAAGGTGTAATTGAATTTACACAAATGCAAGACTCTGTTTGGGTACATAAGACAATTAAGGCTCGGTGTTACCTAGTTCCAGATAACCAAGTAAGAATCCTGAGGACACTATATAAGGATAAATGAACGAAAAACAAAAAACTATTTTGTTTGTTATGGGTACCTTGCTATCTATTCCATTCACAATATGGTTTATTGTATTCTTTCGGGATTTTCTCTACCTTTTCACTTTTATTATATCTTCAGTATCTTGTATTGCAATAACCGCCTATGGTTTATACAAAGAAGTTCATGAGGAACTTAGTCATCGCCATTACGTACATGAATTATTGTACCATGGTAAATCTAAAGAATATACAAAGCGATTAGACTTCTATTTGGACTATTTTGGAGTGAGTGAATATAAATGAAAAAACTACTATTACTTTTAATGTTTGCCACACCAGTCTTTGCACAAGAACAAAAAAGCTTTGAACTGAACAGAACAATGAAATGTGGTGATGCTGAAGTATTAACAAACGATTTGGCCGAAAAATATGGTGAGAAAATGGTTTGGTCTGGTAAAGATGAGAACAATTCTTCATATGTGGCATTATACAAGAACAAGGACACAGGCACCTGGACTTTGATTCAATATGGTGCAAAAATAGCTTGCGTACTAAGCTCAGGTTCACAAGGTACGCCTGTGTAATTGTGACAGGAATATTACGAAGTGTTCATTATTATAGATAATGGAGACACCACAATTAATATTCCAAAATGCAAAAAACATACAGAACTATATTCGTTAGTGATGTACACCTTGGCACTAAAGACAGTCAAGCTGACAAACTCAATAATTTCCTAAAACATAATACGTGTGAAACACTGTATCTTGTTGGAGATATTATTGATGCTTGGAAAATCAAACAAAACAAATGGCGTTGGAAACAATCACACACAAATGTGGTTCGCAGAGTACTAGGCCATGCCAAACGTGGAACTAAAGTCATCTACGTTGCCGGCAACCATGATGAGTTTCTCAGACCTTTTATCCAGTATAATATTGGATTCGGTCTAATAGAAGTAGTCAATCAAACAGAACATGTTGGTGCAGATGGTAAACATTACCTTGTTACTCATGGCGACCTTTTTGATGGCATCACTAGACTGGCGCCTTGGTTGGCAATGTTGGGAGACAAAGCATATGATTTCATTCTTGGGTTCAATACTCGGATTAATTGGATTCGTCATCGTATGGGTTTTGGGTACTTTAGCCTTAGCCTGTTCCTTAAACATAGGGTCAAAAAAGCAGTAGACTTTATATTCCACTTTGAACACAATCTTGCTCAGTACTGTAAGAAGCGTGGATTTGATGGTGTTATATGTGGACACATACATCATGCTGAGATTAAAGAAATAGATGGTGTGACATACATGAATGATGGTGACTGGGTAGAATCATGTACTGCGTTGGTAGAACACCATGATGGTACATGGGAAATAGTAACATGGACCAAGGAGAGTGACAATGTGGATGATGATATTGATAGCAGTACACATGAACAATCCAAAGGATCAACCAGGAAGAATAGAACTGATATTTCAGGATCAAAAGACCTGTGAACAAGTTTTGTCTACAATGAAGTATGAATTGAAATTTAAAAGTTTTAAAGTGGAGGGATTATGTCAAAAACAATTCTAATAGTTACAGATAATTTACCGGAGCAAATCAATGGGGTCGTTACAACGTACAAGAATCTGGAAGCGCAGGCTACTGTTGACGGCTATAATATTGTGTATCTTGACCCCTCTAGATTTCCCCATATTAACGCTCCTCGTTATCCAGAAGTTAAACTCTCTTGGGTTCGTCAAATCGGTAAGAAGATTAAAGAGATACAGCCGGACCATATTCACATCGCAACAGAAGGTCCAGTGGGGCTTGCTTGCCGTGTGTGGTGTGACCGTAAGAATCTTACTTACAATACCGCTTATCATACTAAGTTTCCCGAAGGTATAAAGAAACTACTTGGTGTGCCAGAGTTTATTACATGGGCTTATGTCCGTTGGTTTCATAAACATTCTGGCAAAGTACTCACTACGACCGAAACAATGGTGAATGAACTTGTAGACCATGGCTTTGATGGTACAGTCATTCCATGGACCAGAGGTGTTGACCGTGAAATATTTAATCCAAGTCATCGTGTAGAAACAGTCAGTAAATATTTGGTCTGTGTAAGCCGTGTCAGTAAAGAAAAGAACTTGGAAGATTTCTTAGAGATGGATTTTCCTGGTTATCTCAAAGTCATGGTCGGTAACGGACCTATGTTAGAGACTTATAAGAAGAAATATCCAGACGTTCATTTCACCGGTTTCAAAACTGGTATTCAGTTGGCTCAATATTATGCCAATGCAGAAGCCTTTGTATTCCCATCTCGTTGGGAAACATTTGGTATAGTTATGATTGAGGCAATGGCATGTGGTACTCCTGTTGCAGCATACCCAACACCAGGTCCTATGGATGTTATCCGAGAAGGTTCTACCGGTTTTATGGACAAAGACCTAAGTACTGCTGTATACCGCTGCTTAGGACTTGACAGGGACAAGGTACTAGAGTATAGTATGGAATGGAGTTGGGAACATTGTTGGAAGATATTTAAGGATAACTTAGTACCAGTATGAAGCCGAAGATAGCATTATTTTTACACCAGCCAAAGTGTTCTATACAATCTGGTAATGGTATCATGCAATCTCTTTCCAAATACTATGACTTTAAGATATTCACTAAGCATAGAGTGGAAGATGACTTCTTTGACGATATTCAAATCACTGCGTTCCCCGGAGGCATTGGCGATTCCGATTCCTACGAACACCTCTTCCGAGAAAACGGTAAATCCATAAAACAATTTGTACACCGAGGTGGTAAGTATCTCGGTATCTGCATGGGCGGCTATTGGGCTGCCAACCACTACTTTGACCTCCTTGACGGTATTGAAGCACACCAATACATCAAGCGTCCCCATACAGACACCAGGCGACCTCATGCAAAGAACCAACAGGTCCTGTGGAACGGAGAAGAGCAGAGAATGTTCTTCTATGACGGACCTGCATTTACTGGTCCTGGTCTTGCTAGGTCAGAGATAGTTTCCCTATACCCCAATGGCGACCCCATGGCTCTTATACAGGACAACATAGGAGTTATTGGCTGTCATCTAGAAAGTACACCACACTGGTATAATACATACTCATGGATGAAACCTTACTATCACGGTGGTGACCATCATAAATTATTACTAGAGTTTACTGACCATCTATGGAAAAAATAAAATGTCTTGGTTCAAACATAATCCCCCGAAATACCCACCCAAAGACCACACGCCGGTACCACCACACAGAAGTAGTCCCTCTACCGAAAAAAGTCTCAAAGCCGCCCAAAAAACCGGACCCAAAAAGAAAAATTGATATTTACGTATGAACCAATTGAAAACTATATTATTAAAGACTATTGAATGGATTTTTAAAACTTTCTTTATACTGCTATACACTCTGGTATTTTCGATATTCTTTGTCATAATTGTTGCTATGACTTATGGTAGCATCAAAGAAACCATCAAACACTTCAATCCTCCTCCAGTCGAAGAAACAACTTGACAACCTAATACAGTTGTTGTATAATACACCTATGTGGTTACTTACGATTGTTATAATTGTCAATGGTGGTGAAAAACCCACCAAGTTTGAAACTCGTACCTACGAAACCCAAAAAGAATGTGTAAAGGCCATCAAACGTGTTGAACGTATTAATGTATATGCTTATTGTGACAGGATGACGGAGTTAAAGAAATGAATGAAGAAACACAATACAAAGATGGTCTAAAGGTTCCGTTTTCGCTTGATGGATCATTCTCAATAACCGACTGGCCGACACCAGTGGGACATTGGGTAATATGTCCAGGAGCACTTAAAACAACATTTGCTATGTATAATAAACCTCATAGAATACAGATATGGTTCACAGAGAAACTATTAGGATGGAAGTGGGAGGACGCAAAATGAAATATTACTCAATATCATTTCCAGGTGAATGTGGGCAAGATGTAGTAGAGACTTGGTCTGAGAAACAGATTCTATCTAGTGGTTGGTATAAAAACTGGATACTGATGATGGTGCAAGGAGACAAAGCACACCTGATTCACGACCAGTCCGCAATAGATGATTGGTGTGTGGTACATTGGGCCATTGAGGTTGAGAAACCTGGTTGGATTACTGAATGAATATATCTATTGCTAGTGCATCAGTAATGCCTGTACTCAATACTTCTGCCATGGCCGGCCGCAGAGTCGATAGAAATGAACAACTGGCGGATGAACACTATGATAAAATTGATGAATACTATGGTGTGAAACGCAGTGATTGGCAAATGAATCGTGCAAGTTTTCAGGATCATGAAGAAGCAAAATACATTGCAGAAATCAATGCATATCTCAGCCTCAAAAGACGAGTAGAGTATGGTATATATCAATACGGTAAATTT